TTCCGCCACATCGTCCTCATAGTCCGTCGGCGTGGCATCGCGCTCCAGTCGCAGCCCGGTATGATCCATCGCTTGGTCAAGCATGGACAGCATCACGGGCAGCGTTGGCTTGTTCGGCGAATCGGCCACCAGCGACTGCAATATGGTGGCGAAGGCCACCCGCGGCGTCACGGTTTCGGTTTCGGGTTTCTCGCACATCTATCCCTCCTTATGGGTTTTGACTGGTTTGCGTTTCCACAGGCAGACCGCCGAGATCTGGCGGCGTTCCCGGTCGACCAGCACATCGCCGAACCGGGGCGGCAGTATGGTCAGCGGCCATGCGTCCGTGCGGTTGAGATGCTGGATGGTGGCGAGCAGGCTGTCCAATAGCTCGCCGGCACCCATGCGCATCCCCGCACTGTCCAACGGCCATTCGAACAGGCTTTCGCCTTCCTCGCGATGGTCGTAATCGGATTGCGTCATCACACCCCCTCTCCTCGATGGTTGAAATGATTTCGTGGACCGAGCCGAATCGAACGGCATCCCGCTGTTTGCCCCGCGTACATGACACCGCGTGATCTCCAGCGGGGGCGAACCTGCCGGCCCCACATGCGCCGCACCCGCTGCTCCGAGTACGACGCGATGGTGTTAGCGACTGTCCTTGTCGATTGCCGGGGAAGGAAAGAATAGGAACCCCGGCAAGTCCTTATTCGACGCCCGCCTCGGCCTCGAGCAGGCAGATCAGGCGAATGGGCACGCCAATGAAAGCGACCAGCGAACAGATGCCGTTTTCCAACGGGTAGCGGCATGCCTCGTGCGTCATCACCCACACCAGACAGGCCACGAGGACGACCGCCAGCACCGTCAGGTGACGCATGAACCGTTTCGACGGGCCGCCATCGGCCTTCCTGTATCCGGAGGCGTGATGCCCGTAATCATGGGAGTCCATCTATTCCTCCAATGTTTTGATGTAACGGCGCATCTCTTCCTTGCGCACATGCCTGCGACCGGGCTCCCCCCGCTTGTTCAACGGGCGAAACACATCGACGTCACGCTGGTTCACCGCGACCAGCAGGCCGTCGTAATCGATGTTGAACACCTGCGCGGCCTGCGGCAGCGTCAACGTCTCGCGCTCCCACAACGGCACCGGATTGCCGTCCGTGCGCACTCCTTCAGCTGTTATGGGCATCCCGGACTTCCTTTCCTTGATTTATGCGTTGGCCCACCTCCCCTAAGCTGGACATTGCCTAACTACCAGCAATGAGAGGAGGTGAAGAATAATGACGTATCGACTCGTGTTTGAGACGACCGCCGATAAGCGACGGTTTGTCGATTTAGCGGGAGAAGAGTATCCGTCGAAGATTCTCGATGAATTGGAGAGCGCCGCCGCGTCGGGTGGCGTGGTTTCGGTTCGAGGTCGGGCTCTCGGTGTCCCCGAGGGGTCTCTTATCTATCTCAATCCGCGTGCCGCCCTGTGGTGGTCGCTGGTTGAGATCGACGACTGACTCCGGCATGGCGGCGGCGCGGACGGAACGATGTCCGCCGTGCCGTCGCCCGTTCATGCTGATTTCGTAATCGAACTGTTTGGCGATGGCATCTCGCGCGTCGATCAGGTCGCTTTCCGACTGGGGATAGCCGATGATGAGAACGATGCTTCCGAGCCCGTATCTCAGGACTTTGAAACCGTCCCCTTCTTCAATGCGGGTGCTGACGGTTCCCATCACTTCACCTCCTTGCCGGCGAGTTCGAGCGAGACAATGAGGGCACCCACGCAAAGAAGGGAGGTGATTACATGGCGCAATGGAATATCCGTTTTAACGACGAGCTGATCGGACCGTTCGACGACGCCGAAACGCAGGCGATCTCCCAGAAGCTCACCACGTCGACCAGGACGCAAGGAGGGGTCGTCTTCAGCGGCAAGCTCGCGGATTCCGGGAACGACGTAACTGCGTACTGGACGCCCGGATGCCCCATCAGCTTCGAACAGATCTGAGAACGGGCCGTGACCACACCCCTGCGCTTGCACCGCAGGGGTTGCCTTATATCCACTCATTTCGCACCTCCTTCGGCGAGCGCCGGGATGATGTTCTCGGCGGCGAGCGCGGGATCGGTGTTGTCGGCGTTGAGCGCGTTGGCGAGTGTTTCGATTGGGTCGCCGCCTGAGAGTTGTTGTGCGGCGATGTATGCGGCGAGGCTGATGTCGTCGCCGTCTAACCATTTGGCGACGGTCATGCGGTTGCGGCCGCAGGCTTCGGCGATGCTGGTCATTTTGGTTTTGGATAGGAGCACTCGGGTGCGGGTGTCGTGCACGGCACGTTTCGTGGCTTCAACTGCTGGTAGGTTAGACATGTGCTAGTTCCTTTGACTGATTGGTGGTTACGGTGAATGCAGCTGAGTATCTGATTGGCTTTTTCGAGGCCGGGACGACTGACGAAGCCGACAGGCAGGGGTATCGGTTTCCTGATGTCGTGCAAGCCCTCAGCGAAGTCGAGTCAGCGATTGACTCATGGGAGTCCATGGGTGTGGATGTGCATCTGATGAGGTCATGCCTTGAACGGTGGAAGAAATCGGCATTGAACACGTTCATGGACGTTGATGAACTGCAGTGGGACATGTCGATGTTCACCCATACGAAAACGCAGGAGAAACTTACCGACGGCGATCTCATGGGATTGCAATCCGTAGCCGAAAAACTATCGGCTTCCACCGTCTCGTACTCCGAGGATGCCCGGCAAAAAATGCGGAACATGATCGAGGAAGCCGTCAAATGCGTCCGTGCGGATGACAGTCTGCCCTCCGACTTGCTGGCGTACTTGTCCCGGTTGATTCGCGAAGCCAGCGAAGCGTTGGACGAATACGAGCTGACCGGCGACTTCAAGCTGTCGGTGGCGTTCGACCGACTGTGCAACGCATTGCGAGTGGCCGAAACAAAAACGAAGAAGCATCCCGTGTGGGAAAAGTTCAATGAGCAGTTCATGGTTCCTCTTATCGCTCAGGTCGGGGTGAACGCTGTGGTGTGGGGCCTGACTGCTGCTCAGGTGCTGCCTGCGATCGGTGGTTGACCTCGACAATCAGGTTGTTGACCGCCGTCATCTCGTACTTGTCAATTGCCTCGGCGGTCAGATTCCTCTCGCGCAACAGGCGACGCATATCCGTGCAGAAACCCATCACGAGATTCATGTACAGATACAGCTCCCTGACCGGAATCTTCCTGTAATCGATCCGTGCCATCTCAACCACCTCTGCTATCACGTGCTATCTAACGACGGTTTTAAGATAGCACGTGATAGCATTGTTTGCATGTGATAGCGTGTCGCGTATAGAATTAGTTCATGAAAAAATTTTCGTGGTCCGTTCTCGATCAAGCTGCATACAGAAAAGTGACTCAGCTCATCAAGCAAAGCGGATATTCAGACCGCACAATGGCCGCCAAAATAGGGGACATTGTGAGCTACAACCGCATTCGCGATATACGGCTAGGCCTCAAGGCCCCGGTCAGGATGTCGGAATATTTGGCCATTTGCGACGCTTGCGGTGCCGATCCGGTGCAAACCCTGCGCGAGATCATCACCGAGGCAAGACGTATGGAACTCGAACAACAAACCGCATCAACAAAGAAACCCGCTGGCGAGCGCTTTGTTGTTGATGGACAATCCCCGGAAGCCGGTCATGAGGACATCGATATCGACGCTTGGGCCGACCGTATCAAGGCCGAGGACAAGGTTAACGTCGAGTGATTCATTCGACCGCGTTCAGATAGGAAAAGGGAAATGTCGAGGAAGAACCGCAAACCGATCTACACGCTTTCGCAGGACGAGGCGGAACGTCTCGTCGCCGAGGTGAAGAACTCGGTGGAGAAGCTGTTCGTCATGCCCGCGACGGGAGAACGCAACGCCGAATTCCACGTGCTCGGCGACGACGGGGAGAAGTTCACCATAGCCGTGTTCAAGGGCGCGATCAACGCCGACCGCCACTCCATGTCCGCTCGAATCACACGGCTCGGCGTGCCCCTGCTGCGGCTATGCGTGAACGGCTCGACCCACACGAACCCCGACGGCGAGAGAATCAGCGGAACCCACTGGCACATCTACAAGGAAGGCGAGGACGACTGGAACGCCCAGACTGCGGACATCGAATCACCGGACTTCGTGAACGATACAATAAGGCTGTTGGACAGATTCAACGTCATCCGCAGACCGGACTTCCAGGAGAAACTGATATGAACGAGACCACCGCCACCGACGAGCTCATCGCGGAATACGGCGAATGGCTCAAACGCGAATCATCCGTGCGCAACGTCGGCGAATGGCGCGAGGTCACTTTGCCGTTCCTCGACCGCTCCAACGACGACCTTTGCTTCTACGTCCGCACCACCGACGGAGTCACCTCGTTCACCGACGACGGGTACACGATGGCGTCCTTCGACCTCAACGGCGTCACCATCACCGAATCGAGACGCGAGCGCATCAATCGTCTCGCCCTGCGTTTCGGCGCCATGGTCGGCGATGACGGGCAGATCACCCTGGAGACCGAAGGAAGCCGTCCGGACGCGATGAACCGTTTCGTGCAGGCGTTGACCGATATCGGCTCCATGCTGGAGACCTCGCAGAAGAGGGTGCTGTCCTATTTCGCCGATGATGTGGCGTTGAAGCTCGACTCATGCCAGGTGTTCTACACTCCGAACGTGGGCATTCGCGGCGTATCCAGCTACGAACACAGCTTCGACTTCCTGTTCCAGCGCAGCGCCAACCATCCGACCCGGTTCTGCCAGGCTCCGAACCGATTCGACAAGGACGCCGTGAAGGACATCATGTTCGGTTGGGATGACACGAAGAAGGATCCCAAGCGCAGGGATTCCCGGCTGATAGTCATCGGCGACGACCGGCAGACGCCGTTGCAGCGCGGCGCGCTCACCGCGTTCCGCAACTACGGTGTGACCGTCATCCCCTACTCCAAATTGGAAGAGCGGGCTCCCGTGGAACTCGCCGCGTAGCTTCCGGGCCATATAAGGACTCATCCCGGCGACTCACCGCGAGCGCCGGGATGAGTCCTTGGTTCTTGTGTTTCGCTATATGATTGAGTCATGTCGGACGACAATGTCCGGCACGAGGGGAGACCCATCATGAAAAAGGCAATCGCACTGCTTGTTGCGGCGATGTTGCTTACCGGTCTGTCCGCTTGCAGGGGAAGCACTACGGCCGATGCGCCGGCCAAATCCGATGGCACGTCAAAGACCGAGACCAATAAGGAAGAGCCCAAACCCCAGCCGGCCGATCTGACCGGCACATGGAAGCAGACCAATTCCAACGACCCGAACTCATACATGGAAGCCACCATCAGCGGCGACACCATCGAGGTCAACTGGATCGGCACCGACACCAAGAGCCTCTATTGGAAGGGCACCTATCAGGCACCGACCAAGGCCGGCGACTGGAAGTGGACCAGCCAGGGCGACACCGAAACCATGGCTCAATCCCTGCTCGCCTCGCAGGACGCCACCAAGGACTTCACCTACAGCGAGGCCGACGGCGTGAGCTGGGAGACCACCGCGCTCGGCACCACCATCACCGTCAAGACGGCCAAGCAATAAATCCCGTGTCGGGCGGATCAAGCCCTAAACACGAAACCGCCCCGGTCGCTCTGCGAGCGCCGGGGCGGTTTGGTTTGTAGGGATTCAGACAAGTGCCGGGATCGATTCCATTGATACTGGTTTTTCCCCAGCAGCATTTTTGTTTCGGGTCCTTTGGGCAGGCTTCGCGGCATTATCACGCCGTTTGGTTTGGTCCTGAGATATGTCACGAACATGGCAATGGTGGTATCGCCGTTTTCCCATTCGGAGATATCGGACAAGTCCTCGGCGTCGGATGTTCCGCCGTTGAAATGTTCAGAAGCAATCATCGTCACCTGATCCCCCATCTTGATGAGGATATTGGCGCATCCGCCTATTGCTTTGACTCGTTCCACGAGAAAGTAGAGCTTTTCCTCTCCCAATGCGACGACGATGGGACAGTTCCCTTGCTCGTCACGAACGGTCAGCACGTCATCGAGCAATCCCATTGACATGGATATGTCAATGCGAGTTTCGAATAGATTCAGCTCGTCGTAGTGTTTGTACGGCGCCTTCTGCAATTCCGGTGATTGTTCGTTCATCCCATTCACCTCCACATGTTTTCATTGCGTTGATTGCTATCGTGTTGATCAGTACCGAAGAAATCGCACATGCATACCTCACATCCTTAAGAGAATCCAGCCGATGGATGAACTGCTTGTCCACCGGCAATCCGCTTGGCGGATGATGCCCATTGGGATGTATGTGGCAAATATTGTGCGAACAGTCGATCTCAGCGGCTTGCCACATATCAGCGCGTTCCTTGGACTCATCGGGAATGGAATCGTCATCTTCGATAATCTCAAGAGAATCATCAATAGTTTCTTCGTCGAAGTTGACTTGTATGCACTGGAAGAATCGATGGATATGACCGCTTTTGCGCCAATCGACGTAAATGGTTCTGGCGTTTGTCGGCAAACCATCGGGTCCCGTGACGGTGCGGTATCTGACGGGTGAGCGATCGCAATCCGGGTCTGGCGTGAACTTGCCCTCTTCCCAGATGTCCGGCTCGTCGGGCTGGACCGCATCGATATCGTGGCTTCTGCGTCTGGAGTTCTTTATTCCCATTTCAGTGTTGCGATATCACCGTTTCTTCCGATATCTATTAGCCCGTTCTATACCGACGACTAATGGATACGCCGCGAATCCACGACGCCAATCGGATACGACAGACTTTCCGATAAGCGCCATGACGCGATTCAAAAACATTGCGCCTGCCATGATGGTTGCTCCTATCGCAGCATGCAATCTCTTTCCCTGACTTCCCGTTGCATGCTGTATGTTCAATCTACACGTATTAGATGAACTTGTGCACATTTTTTATCGGAATGTGCATAAGTTCGTCCCATTTTTGGATTGCCCGCGCGTGTCGCAAAATGATACGAGCGCGGCACTGCGGGTGTTGAACACGGCATTTCAAGACACGTCATCACTGTCATCCGTGAGGCTGGGTATGGCTTCGCGCATCATGTCGGCGAGCGCCTTGGTGCCCCAGTGGGTGTAGCGGGCTGTCATTTGGATGTCGGTGTGGCCGAGTACGGCCATGCGTTCGTCTTCGCTGGCTCCTGATTCTGCGACTCTGGTGGCTGTCCAGTGGCGGGCGGAGTGGATTTTGACGTATGGGAGGCCGGCTGCTTGGAGGGCGTTTCTCCAGCGTCGGTTTTCCTGTTCCTGTCGTATGGGTCGGCCGAGGAGGTTGTTGAAGATGAACTGGTGGGGGTGCATGCCGAACGTGATGATGCGGTTCCACAGCCGGTTCCACAGGTTCCATGTGATGGGCACGAAGCGTACGCCTTTCTTGGATTTGGGTGGTACGAGCCAGAGTCCGCCGACCACGTGGACGGCGTTGTGCCATTTGGGTATCACCGCGTCGGCGCCGCCGACGTAGTCCTGGAGCTGCTGTTGGACGAAGATGCCGGGTATGCCGTCGCGCAGTTCGAGCTCGTAGGGCATGAGCGCGTATCGTTCGCCTTCCCTCATGCCTGTGGCGAACGCGAGTTCGAACAGGATGGCCCACATCTCGGTGTCCTCCGGGGAGTCGTGCGGGCCTCGCCTTCCTCCGGCCATGGGTGCCTTGACGGCCGCTGCGATCAGTTCCTTGGGCTGTGATTCGTCGAGTATCCTCTGCGGGGTCTCCTCGTAGCGTGGCGGCCTGACCCTGCGACAGGGGTTGCGGTCGATGAGCTCCTCGAGTTCGGCGTCGTCGAGCGCCTGTTTGAGTATCCCGTGGTATTCGCGCACGGTTCGCGGCGCGCGGGTTCGGCCGAGCCTGTCCATCATGAGGCGCACGTGCGCGGGCGTGAGCTCGGCGAGCCGCACTCCCCCGATAATATTGGCGATGATGTTGCACCGCTTGTCGAGGTTGTACCAGGTGTTGGGTTTCAGGTCGCGGCGGCGCTGCCCGCACCATCGGATGATGTAGTCGCGCAGGTAGGGCGACTGATTGGAATGGATGATGCCCGTGCGCTCGTATTCCCTGAGCTTGTTCTCGTGGCGTTGGCGGGCGTCGGATTTGACCAGTCCCGTGGTCTCGATGATGCGGCGGCGCCCGGTGCCGGGGTCGGCCGTGATCTCGGTGCGGAAATGCCATTTGCCGGCCTTGTCCCTGAACACTCCCCCCGCGCCCTTGGTGCGGCGTCTTTTCGTTGCGGCCAT